AATATAATACCTTTTAGTTTTAGAGGTGCTCTCTTCGAAGCAAACCATAACTTCAAAGCTTCTGGTGGAAACACTTTTAAAATTTCTTTGTATACGACTAATCCATATTCAACATCATCAACGGTTGCTTTATTAGGAACTGGTAATGGTGAAGTAGATACCACGGGCGGTACTAATTATTCTGTAAAAACATTAACAAGACTTGGAGTCGCTTCGAGCACAGCAGTCGCTTCAGTCGACTTTGATAATGTTACTTATAGTAGTGCATCTTTTACTGCAGCTTTTGCAGCTATCTACAATACGGATACAGTTGATTCAGTGGCTAACAGATTAGTAGTGGTTTTAGATTTTGGTGGCAATAAGACAGCAACGAATGGTACTTTTACCATCACGTTTCCTGATCCTACTACACCATCTAATGCAATTATTAGTATGAGTTAAGGAAAAAATTTATGGCGTTGGTTATAAATGATAGAGTAAAAGTAACAAGCACAACCACTGGAACAGGTGCATTCGCACTTGGAGCAGCGGTAACTGGTTTTGAAACTTTTGCACAAGGTATAGGAAACAATAACACGACTTACTATTGTATCTTTAATCAAGGTACGAGTGAGTTTGAGGTTGGACTTGGAACACTAGATGCTACAAGTGCAAACTTAACAAGGGGATCAGGAGCTACAATTTTTAGTAGTTCTAACTCTGATAATGTTGTTGATTTTAGTGCAGGCACTAAAGATGTTTTTTGTACAATGCCTGCAAGTAAATCGGTTTTCTTGGATGCATCAGGAGATCCGGTAGGAGCAGCTTCAGCAGGATTTGCACTTGCTATGGCTGTTGCATTATAAAGGAATAAATTATGGCACAAAATTTTAGAAACAATTTACAAAGAAACGTCGGAACATCAGAAGTTCTTTTAGTAGATGGCGGAGACTTTGATGCGGTTATTGGAATAAGATGCTGCAATGTTACTACCTCTACTATTTTAGTTGATGTTTTTATTGAAAATAGCAGTAATGATCATTTTCTTGCAAAAGAAGTCAGTGTTCCACCAAATTCTGCTATTGAATTAATTCAAGGCGGTGCAAAAATTGTTTTAAAGAATGGTGATGATTTAAAAGCTAAAAGTAATACTGCTTCTAGTTTAGATATTGTCACTTCATTTATCGACGATATTAGTTCGTAGGAGGAATTATGACGGCAATAGTAAACGGAATCCAATATATCGGAGGCGGAACGGCTCCAAATGAATTTATAAATAATCAAGCAGGCACTATTGATGGTACACAAACTGTTGAGAACGGAGTTCTTGCAGGACCAATAACTGTGCCTGGTACAATCACAGTAACAGGGGTATTAGTCATTGTCTAAAATAGAAGTAAATACAGTTGCACCACAATGCGGAACTACCTTAACACTAGGTGAATCTGGTGATACGGTGACTCTTGGATCTGGTGCTAGTCAATCAGGTTTTGGTAGAACTGGAACTGTAGATTGGCAGACTACAATTAAAACAGGGGATTTTACAGCTGCTAATGGAGAAGGTTATTTTGTAAATACAACTAGTGGACCAATTACAATGACACTACCATCTTCTCCAAGCGTTGGCGACATTGTAGCTGTTAAAGATTATGCAAATACATTTGATACACATAAATTAACAATTGGAAGAAATGGTTCAAATATAGCTGGAGAAGCAAGTGATGGATTAATAGCTGTAGAGGGTCAAGCACTTACTTTAATCTATGGTGATGCAACTAAAGGGTGGCAAGTAGTGTATGCGGCAACTGAAGCAGATTTACCTAAACCAGCTTTTGTTACTGCAACAGGTGGTACAGAAACAACTGTTTGTACAAATTTTAAAGTTCACACATTTACAGGTCCAGGCACTTTTACGGTTACTTGTGCAGGAAATTCAGGAGGTTCAACTCAAGTAGATTATTTAGTTATAGCTGGTGGTGGAGGAGGTGGCGGTGGCTATCAATCCGGTGGTGGTGGCGCAGGAGGATATAGAGAATCTCCAGGTTCAGCATCAGGATGTTACACTGCATCTCCTAGAGGAGCAGCTCCCGCAGCAGCAATTACGGTTATAGCACAAGCTTATCCAATTGTAGTTGGAGCTGGTGGACCAGGAGGTCCAGCTACTCCAGGAGGAAGCCCTGGTTACGGAGTAAAAGGAACTTCAGGTAATGTTTCAAGTGCTTTAGGTATTCAATCTGCAGCTGGAGGTTTTGGTGCAACTTTTAATAATAATACTCCTAATAATACCAATGAACTCGGTGGAGATGGTGGATCAGGTGGTGGATCAGGTAGATCTCCTTCACCTTCAAATGCAGGAGGAACAGGTAATTCACCTCCCGTTAATCCAGTTCAAGGAACTGATGGTGGAACAACTTCAACCCCTTATGCAAATCCTTATAGTGGTGGTGGAGGAGGTGGTGCACTTGTTGCAGGTACTTCTACAAATTCTGGTACTGTCGGAACTGGAGGTGGTGGAGCAACTTCGAGTATTAACGGAACACCAACAGCAAGAGCTGGTGGTGGCGCTGGAGGTGGTCCAGGCCCTGGTACTTATACTGGCGGAGCTGGTGGTGGTGGTAATGGTGGTCAAGGACCAGGACCAGGTGGAGCTGGTAGTAATGGAACAGCTAATACTGGCGGTGGCGGCGGTGCAGCTGGATATGAAAATCAAGCTGGTGGAAACGGTGGTGGAGGAATAGTAATAATAAGATACAAATTTCAATAATTATGACAAGTAAAATAAAAGTAGATAATATAAATAAAGTTTCAGATGATTCAACAATCATCAAAAAATGTGGATCAACAACCACTGTAGGATCAGGATCTGGTAATACAGTTGTTGTCTGTGGTTCAACAGTTACAATCGGTAGATGTGGTGGTACTGTGGCTCTTGCATCAGGCGCAACTCAATCAGGTTTTGGTAGATCAGGTTCTGTCAATTGGCAGACAGGTTCTATTAAAACAGGAGATTTTACAGCTGCAAATGGTGAAGGTTATTTCGTAGATACATCAAGCGGAGTGGTAGTTGTAACTTTTCCATCATCACCATCAGCAGGAAGTATTATAGCTTTTTCTGATTATGCAAGAAATTTTGGTACAAATCAATTAACACTAAATAGAAATGGTCAACCAATTGGTGGTCTAGCACAAAATGGAGCGTTAGCTGTAAGTGGTCAGGCATCAACTTTCGTTTATGTAGACTCAACACAAGGTTGGATTAACGTTCAAAATGCAGAGGACACTGAAACAGGAACAAGTCCTTATGTAGTTGCATCTGGTGGAACTGTTGCAACTTGTGGAGATTTTAAAATTCATACATTTACAGGTCCAGGTGCATTTTGTGTTAGCTCTGCAGGATTGCCAAGTGGATCAAATACAATAGATTATCTAGTAGTTGCTGGAGGAGGTGCTGGTGGTTCAGATAATGGTGGAGGAGGTGGAGCAGGTGGAGTAAGATTTTCTGATGGAACTTTTAATAATGCTCCTGCACCAACTAATCCAAGAGGTTGCACAGCATCTCAACCAGTTACACAACAAAGTTTTCCAATAACAGTTGGAGGTGGGGGTGCGGTTGCACCTTGTGCAGGCAGAGGAAGCGATACAGTATTTTCAGGAACAACCACAATTACATCAACAGGTGGTGGAGGTGGTGCAAAAGATGGTGCAGGAAATCCAAATAGTCCTGGAGGATCAGGAGGTGGAGGAGGACAATCACCTAGCCCTTCAGGAAGCGGAAACACTCCACCTACAAGCCCAGCTCAAGGAACGAATGGAGGTGTCTCCAACCCAAGTCATACTTTAGGAGGTGGGTCTGGGGGTGGAGGGTTTATAATTAGCGGAAGCACAGCGCCATCTACAGCAGGAGGTGGAATTGGAGGTGCAGGTGGTGGATTTATTCCTACAGCTTTCGGACCATCAGGTGTTACTTGTGGTTCATTTAAATATTATGGTGGTGGTGGCGGTGGTGGTGCAGGCCAACCTGGAGGAGGTGGTCCCGGCACTGCTGGAGTAGGTGGTGGTGGAGCAGGTGGTCCAGGAACTAGTGATGGAACTTCTGGAACAGCTAACACTGGTGGTGGCGCAGGGGGTGGTGGTCAAGGTGGAGCTGGTGGTACTGGAGGATCAGGAATTGTTGTGATAAGATATAAATTTCAAAATTAGGTAAATTATGAGTGAAATAAAAGTAAATAAAATTAGTCCAAGATCTGGAACCACAGTAACCCTAGGTGATAGTGGT